CTCCACCAATATGCTCACCATCATCATTTAAAGCAGGTACTGCTGAAAATACTCTGATGAATGTATTTAATCCGTCAATAACTAGTACATGACTATCTCGAGTTCTGTTTTGAGATTCAGCATGTTCTTGTGTAACTTGTTTAAATATCTCTAAATATTTATTGCTCATGATTCTTCATTAATAAAGTCTTCAGCCACAGTAATATCATCAATACCAATAGCACCAGTCTGATATTTGAAAATATATGCTTCACATACAGCTGTATATATTTCTTCTTTCAGAGACGGGTCAGCTTCTAAAGCTCCTTGGAAATCTTTTGAAAGAAACTTTACCGGAGTACCATCAAGCTTAGTATATGTATACCATGCACCTGCCTGTGTTACTAGTTTATATTCTTTCATTACTTCAAGCCATCCACCGTAATTATCAATACCAGATTCAAAGTAAATATCATAATCGATAGACTTCAATGGAGGCCCCATACGATTTTTAATTACTTGTGCTCTAGTCTTAATACCTACAATCTGCTCAATACCTTTAGAATCTTTAGCTTTAATTTGGCCTACAGATTTCAATCGCAAGCGTACTGAAGCGTGGAATGGAATAGCTTTACCGCCTGAAGTAGTCCATGGATCACCAAAACTAACACCTAAGCGAGATCGTAGCTGATTTGTAAAAATCAAGCAAATCTTCTCACGGGCAATCATATTGGTGATCTTACGCATACCTTTAGATAAAATAATAGCTTTACTTGTAGCCCATCCATCTTTATCAAATTCAGCAGCCATTTCAATCTTTGTAGATGCACCCATTACTGAATCAACTACAATAGTAACTAAACGATTCTTGTTAGCTTTACGTACTGATTCAACAATTGTTTCAATTGCCTCAAATATATCCTCCATAGTTTCCAATGGAATATATAGCATCTTTTCTAGATCAATACCGATAGCCTGCAAAAACTCGCTACTAACAGCACTTTCTGTATCAATATATACAGCTAATCCACCTTGCCGTTGTGTATCGGCTAAGGCATGTGTAGCTAACAATGACTTACCAGAAGCTTCTAGTCCAGTTATCTCAGTGATACGACCAATCGGGAATCCTCCGTTGGGTCGATTAGAGATTGCTAAATCTAGCATAGATGACCCTGTACCTACCCAACCGGATACATTTGAAGGGGAATCTTCATCCCCCTCCAAAAAGTATGCAGTTTTATATCCAGAGCCTTTAAACTTCTTATTTAAGTTGCTAGCTAATTCACCCGCCAATTCATCGGCCAGTTCACTCTTTGTCGTTGACATTTATAACTCCTTTAAATTAAGAAAATAATTCGTCGAATGCGTCTTCAATATCATCTACAGAATTAACACCACCTGTAAATGATGTATTAGGCTTTACAGCTGTACCTGCAGCTGCCGCTGGAGCATTTGCTGGTTCAGCTTCTGTTTCTTCGCTAGGGTTTAACCAAGCTTCCAAAGCCTCTTTCAATTCATCATATGTAGGTTCTTTGAATACTTCTGCCAAATTAGCTTGCTGTTGAGCCACCTTTTCTGCAATAGAACGATCGCCTGTCAATGGCGTGGTATTAGGCTTAACACGAATTGTTGTCTTAGGATATGAACCGGCACCTTCAGCCGGAGTAAATTCTACTACAATATCACGGCCGTTGCTTGGATCTGTCAAATCACCGTAATCCGGATCTGCGATGAATCCTAACAATTCCGTATAAACTGTCTTACCGAAACCCCAAAACTTAACACCTTCGCTTTCTTTACCACGTACAACGATTGGTACATAGCATCGCATCTTAGGCTCAAGTTTCTTACCTAGTTTCCATTCATCAGAATTTCCAGATGCCTTAAGCTTCTCTGCAAATTCAACTACTGGATCGGCATTGCCATGTGTAATTGGTGATAGATAATTCTTTTTTTCCTAGATCGTAATGGAAATACAATTCTTGGAATGGATTGTCTTTGTTATGTTGATAAGGGACAATCCTAATTTGTTGTTTACCTGGCTCAGGCTTCCAAAGAAAATCCTGACGCTTTGTTTGTGACTGTAACTGATTAAGTTTTCTTTTAATTGCTTCTAAATCCATAATGAACTCCTTTGTTAATTGTTAATTGTTAATAAAAATTTATTACTTAATTATAAGTGAATTGATCAACAAATCCTAGAGAAATGTTGAAAAAGTTATTTGTCAATTGTTATTTGGTAATGTCTATTAAAATTCGTTGGATGCGTCTTGACGACCTTCATCGTATGCTGCATCCTTTATATCTAAAACAATATCGGCAATGTCATCCAATGTTACGTTATTACCAGATGATAGATCACGTATCATTGATTCCAATTCTTCAACGGCTTGATATAATTCACTGCCTTTATATGCACGAAAATGACGTGTTATAGAACCTTTAAGTCCAGGGGCAGGCGCTTCAGTTAATACGTTCTTAACTTCTTCACGGATTAGTTTTCTGAATTCTGATGCTTTCATTTTTAGTATCCGTTAAATGTTTCTTTCATCGTCTAAATCCTAGATACGATCTTCTGCATATGAATCAGCAAATTCCCATATTAC